TTAGCAACTAATGGAAATACTGACTTTGTTTTCTTCTTACCGAAGTAAGTAGCCATTGCAAGTTCACGACCCGCTAGCAGACCCACAAACACCCAAGTAGTTGACATTGGAATATCATTCAACTCTTTGAAGAAGTATAAACACAGCCAATAGAACAAGTCAATCAGAGTTGCTGATCGAACATATCTTGTATTGTGTTTCTCCAGGACGATCTGTTGAATCTTACCACCACGTTCTCTAAACATAAAGAACAGACCAGCTACGAATACTACAGATATCATAATCATTAGATCGACTGGGATCACTCTTGGTAAGAACACAGCAATGTTAGCAATGTCGTGTGATAACCAAGTCCACCACAAACCACCAGTAGCTACCCATTGTGCAATACGCCAATAGTTCTTGTTGCTTTCACTTACAGGTGCAGTTTCGTCATACCATTTACCGAAGTATTTGTGAATAGCAAACCATACTGTATACGCAAATGCAGCAGCGACCCCATAACCCATAATTGATTTCATCAACATCTTCTCAAGAACAAATGTGCTTGCAAAGACTGATAGAACCAAGAATGAAGTTGACACTGGAACCCCAAGTCGAGTTAGTGCAACCAGAATTGCAGGTGCAGCAGCATGATACCACTGAACCTCTTGCCATGGGATTTTGTTTAGTCGACCATACGAGATATCTCCACCATTTACTGTCCAACCATACCACAGAGTGGCAAGTAGAACACCAGATGCTGCTATCCATAATGTCTTGTAGTTGAATCGCTCATTGTTTGATGCCATCCATGTACCGAGCGTTTGTACTGAATCGTTTGCTATAACTGCATAGGCAGCCAGCAGGAAGCCTACTAGGCTCCACAGTGTGAGTGCGTCCATTTGTTTCTCCTTTGCTTGACGTAGTTAACACGTCGCTCACAATAAAAAAGAGTAGAGCTTTACCCTCTACTCATCTGTATATATGAAACGCAAGGTTTACTGTTTTGCTTTTAGATAAGCTTCATATGCTTCTTCGAATCCATCTTCGTGATAACATATCTCGTGGTTGCCCCACATGCGTTTAAAATAGCCTTCATAGCTATCTTCCATAGTTTTTTTATCTACAATATGTCCCTTTACTATATAGAACATTTTAGCGATATCTCTATCACTAGGAGTCAAAAGGGAGGCTCCTCACCTTCATAAGAAGGTTTCCAAGCATTAGATATACCTGTGCGTACTACTCGCTCACGCTCTGTTTCAACTCTAGGTCTAACGAAGTCAGGAGTTTTACCATACAAGGTTTTCATATCCTCTAAAGGTAATATTCCATTCCTTAACATCCAGCAATCTAGTTCAATAGGTAGTTCTTCAGTTGTCTGCATCCCAATCACCGTCCCATGTATAAAATAAATGATTGCCAATCACCTTAGACAGATCCATATATTCTGCCCAGTTAGGATTGACATAGTTAGCATGATAGTATACAGCGCCCATAGTAGGATCTTCTACGTTACCTATCATAACATCTCGTGCGATGACTTTAGCTATTTCCCACGATTTACCTTCTTTTGGTTTTTGATCTTCAACTAGGTGAGTCCAACTGAATTGCTTAGGCTGATATACAACCTCACAAATAGTAGATCCCCATTCATCGTGCTTAACACGATTTAAAGTTACTTGAGCAACTGCGATTTGACCTTCTACTCTCTCACCTCTAGCCTCATGATAGATGTTCAAAGCAAGACATTCGTGCTGCTTTGGATCGACAGTAGGAGGAGCCATCATCGCCGCTGCTACAATACCTGCAGCAATAGACATGGTTATTAATCCACTTATTATATTTGTTGTTCTGCTCATAAGCTATTTATAGTCTCTTTTTTAACTAAGTGCAACTGTTATTTTTATAAATATCCAAAAAAGGAATGATTATGGCTGAAGATAAATTACCTAATGTAATTAGAGATGAAGATACACCTGAAGGTAAAATGGAGCTACAGTTTAGAGTTCTTGGTAATGAGATGATCGGGATCAAAATGATCGTCGATGATATGAAAATGAAATGGGTCTTTATTGGCTTGCTAGCAATCCTAGTAATGACTTGGGCTGCTGCTGAGTTTGGAAATGCAATTACTGGAGGTAACTCTAGTTCAGATGATGTTTATATGTTAGAGGAAGAGCCGTATAACGATGGCTGATAAAAACGCATTTGGAGTAGAAATGGCAACTAAAGAATCAAAAAAAGAAGACGCTAAAATGATGCAGGCTGATTCTATCTATGCCCATCTAGATACAGATGGTGATGGAATTATTACTGATGAAGAAATGGCTCGAGCAAAAGAGATAGCTGAGTGGGAGCACAAGAAGAAGATGCAAGAGAACGAAGATGCTAAAGAAGACCAGATTAGGTCTATGGCATGGTTCGCTCTCTGGGGCATGCTTCTCTATCCTGTGCTGATCTTACTTACAACTGTCTTTGGAGTAGATAGTGCAGCTAAAGTAATTGGAGACATTGCTCCAACCTACTTTGTAGCTATTGCTGGTTTAGTAGCAGCATTCTTCGGTGCTCAAGCATACTCAAAGGGTAAAGCTCCTAAAGACTAGCTATATGCATGTCTCAGATCACTAATTAATTCATCTACGGATGATTCATTAGCTTGATATAACAAACCAATACCCCCAGCTTTATTCCACTTGTAAATATTGCTGGGCTTATCATCAACTAGAATATTAGGTTCACCAGACAGCCGTTCAGCAGCATGCTTCTCCTTTTGTTCAACAAACAATAGGTTAGGAATCTCAGGTAAGAATCCATAACGATCTAACCACACTCGTTTCCAATAAGATGAATTAGATAGATCTCCAGCAATAGGAGATGAGCAAATACCATAATCGCGTCCAGCAATTGAACGACATTGATCTACCAACCATCCTGAATTAGCAAAAGGTGATATCTGATTAAACCAATCAGTATTCTTCATGGCTTCGATAGCCGTGATAGCATCAGGATGATCTTTCCAATGCTCTAAGTTATGCACCTTTTCAAAGTGCCCAAAGAAGTCAGCAATGACTCCATCCATATCCAAATATAATTTCATAGACCTAATATTCTCCTTACTACTACAGGGTCATCACTACTTAAAGAGCCTCCATTAGAGATATGATCTACAAACTGCTCGAAGTAAAACTCAGCGTCAGAATTATCTTCGACTAAATCAGCAGCAGTACGAAAGAAAGCACGAAGCTTCATATCGTTAAGACCTCCATCACGCATAGCTGCAGGCTTAAACTTACCAGCACGTTGATTACTCATTAAATTTCTCCTCTACATTACGTATATGCTTACACTTGCGAAACGCAGGACACGAACAAGTAAAGCCATTCTCTTTCATTTCAATATTATAGGAACTTTTTCCATTAGAGGCAAGAGCATTCCATATAGTACCAACAAGAAAGTTACCTTTAGTAATAATGCTATCAGCAGCAAAAACTTTAGGTCCGAACTTACTCATAAAGACTACTCCAAACCATTAGTTTAGATTTTTTATTATCCATAGCTATTTCAAGCTCATCATCTGCAATATCAAAAGTATTCTGCAAAAGCTTAAGAAGAAGCTTAACATCTCCCATCTCTTGAACTAAACGTTTCCCGGTATCTCCAGGAGTGTACCCAAAGCGTATAGCTTTGGATAGCACCTGAATCAGTTCAGCCAACTCTTCCATGGCGATAACAGCAGTTTCATCTTGCTGCTTATTTAATATAAACGTTTCATTTTTCAATCTGTATACTCCTTATCTACAGCAGAGGCGTCCCACACATACTTGTGCATTCTAGGATCACCGATTACAACAACGTCGCTATCACCTACTTCACTATAGACTCGAGCATCCATATACTTGTGATAGTAAGCAGGACCTCCGAATACTCTGCGAGCAGCTTGATAACGCGCATCGCTCATACCTACATAGTGAACAGTTCTAGTCATTTTAACTTTGGATACTCCCGTTTCAAAATAGGATCAATAGCTGCTTTGCACTGACTATCATTCCAGTTATATCTCTTCTTCATATCTACATACAAAGCTTTTTTAGTTTTAGAGATAGAAGCTACAGAGCGAATAGTAGCATCAATCTCGATGAAGTTGACTGGGTCAATATTTCTAATTTTCTTTTTCATAATATTATCATATACTCTTTTTGAACTAAGTGCAACTAAAAAAGGGCTGATCTCGAAACTTTTTTTCTATAAATAGCAACAGGAATGAAGGAGAGTGAAATGATTGATCCAGTCACAGCTGTTGGCTTGGCTACTACTGCGTTTAACGGTATAAAGCAAGCTATTGCAATGGGTAAAGATATTCAAGATATGAGCGGACAGCTCGGTTCTTGGGCAAAAGCTATTTCTGATGTAGACTATGCTCATCAGAAAGCAGAGAAGCCTAGATGGTGGAAAAAGCTAGGAGGAGGAGTCCAAGCAAACGCTATGGAAGTGTGGATGCAAAAGAAAAAAGCAGATGAAATGAGAGAAGAGTTACGCTCATTTATATCTGCTGTTTATGGTCCATCGGCATGGAAAGAGATAGTACATATTGAAGGAGTGATGAGAAAAGAGCAAAAAGAAGCTGTATATGCTGCTCAAGAAATGAAAGAACAAATTATAGCTTGGACTTTCGGTATCTTATTTACGTTAACAGCTTGTGCTGCAATGGGCGGTATAATTTATCTAATTAAAACTTTCTACTTAAGTTAGTAATAAATGAGCCTTCAGGTGACTTCCAAGCTTCCATAAGCTCTGCATACATCTCAGGAGACATTTGAATCAAATCATTTTTATTTTTCTTTTGATTAAACTGTCTAATGTATACAACGTCATCATAAGAGAAGACCTTAACATCTTCATAGCGACCATTATCATCTAAGACTGTAATTTCTATCTCGTCAAGGTCCATCTCTACTGTATACACTATTTTTTCTTTCTTAATCGCCGCAGCTTAGAGTACATATTTGTTGTACGAGTACTTATAACTTCTTTAAGCTTTCTACGCTTACTCCTAGCAGCCATTGATTTCATCATACGAATCCCTCTACTCATATTTTTTATCATGCTCCTTACCCTTTCCATAATCTCCATCATACATACTGAGAGATTCAGCTTTAAAGCATAAGTATTGACCAATACGAGTACCAGGCTTTACTTTCATACGACCACACGTTACGTGCATGACCCCAGCCATAACCCCATGATAGCCAGTATCATAGAGACCAGTAGTAAGGTGAACCCCATTACGATTAAGAGTGCTGCGGGTGATAACGAACCCAGCTTCGCCCATTCCAACTTCAATTTCATTCTCCATAATTACTTCATATGCACCAGGATACAGATACCAGTATCCGTCTTCGAATAGTTCTACTTCTTTAGATCCTCTATGAACCTTCTGCGTCTCATCGACTACAAAGTCATTATCAAGAATCTCCAGTACTCTACCTAGACGTAGATCAACAGCGTTAGGTTGAATATCTTTAGGTAGTACATTAGTAAGAGAGCTCGTACTCTTCTCACCCATAATATGTCTCATAGCCATAGCTTATCTCCTTAAGCTTATTATAGTATATAGAACAAAGTAATGCCAGCCGATATCTCTAAAGGCTGGCATTTTTTATTAAGCTCCGGTTCCTACTGCCATTCGCTTACGAAGCTCTCGCAGAAGCAATCCATATACTGGAAGAAAGACTACAAACGAAACGATAATCTTAAATACAACATCTACCGAGGCAATCTCAAGCCAATTAGCTCTCATGAACTCGTCTGGACCATATGCAAACCCTGCCCAGAAGAATGCATAGGTGTCTAAAATATTAGCAAATACTGTAGAGATAGCTGGAGCAATCCACCACACATCTGTAAATTTTTCTCGAACAATTTGAAAGACAGAGACGTCTAGCATTAAACCAATTGCATATGCAAAGCCGCTAGCAATACCAATCATAGGGGTAGCAATAAAGCTGCTAATAATCATAGCCGGAATAAAGGCAATAGCAATAATCTGTCGAGCCACATACTTGTTAGTAAGTCGTACTGTTAAGTCAGTAGCAACTACAATTAGAGGAAAAACAAACATTCCCCAAGTAAAGTTAAGATCAAGTACAGGGATAACTCCACTAAACTGTACTACATAGTTAGCTAATGCAATAATTACAAGATGAAGTCCTACTAGTTTTACAATAAGAGATCTATCCTCATCTCCAAAGTTAAAGTATTTTTTAATTAGTTCCATTTTTGTTCCTTAAGCTAAAATTTGTTGAGCATGAGTAAGAGCTTTCTCATACGGTACAGGGCCTGTCTCATCAGCATAGGCAACTGGATCAGGACGACCTAGTTTAATAAATGCTTCAAGACGTTCTACAGAAGATGAGCTCTTATAATCAGAATACCAAACACCATTATGCTGCATAGGCTTATACGAAGTATTAGTACGTTTATACACTTCATCAAAATCTAAACCTAAGTCATCACATAGTACTTGACCATCCTTTAAGATATCAAACTTATCTAGTTCTAGGTAAGGAGTGAAATAAGTTACCTTATCAGCATCCCAGTTACCTTCACGAAATGCATGATCATCAGCATCACGAAACTCCTGACGACAATCAGGATACACTGCATGATCGCCAGCATGAATGCCTAAAGCGATAGCAGTTTCTTCATCTGTATCCTTAACCACGCTAAGAGCTGCTGCTTGCACAATAGAAGCAAAGATCTTATTACGGTTAGGTACTACAGTTTCTTTCATCGTCTCTTCTTCATAATGACCTTCTGGTACCTCAGCACCTCCAGTAACTAGCGTAGAAGATAACAATGATACTAGTCCATCTAACTTAATAGGCTGATACCTGATTGTATGCCCATGTACTGCAAGATAGTATACTAGTTCTTTAGCACGCTCTAATTCACAAACGTGCTTTTGTCCATAATCAAATGACAAAGCTGTTACATTACTTGCGCCTACCTCTTTGATAGCACGCAATAGTAGAGTAGAGGAATCCATTCCTCCGGATAATGATACAACGATATTTTTCATTTAGTTCTCCAATATGAAAGCGGTGTGTTGTTTAAAGTGGTTAGCTTTCATAAACCACTATTGCCTCATAGTCTTTGAGGAAAGAGAGTAAGCATCTGCAATAGAATGCGAATATAATAGTTCCGGATTAGATGCTCTAATAGGGTTAATGTCTATACCGCCTCTACGTGTATAGAGACACGCGACAACAAGCTCTGAGGGGTCTAATAAGTCACTTAGACGTTTGTATACACATTCACAGATCTCTTCGTGGAAGTGATTCTCTTTACGCATTGATACAATATATTGCAATAGAGAATCTGGAGTAGGCACTTTATCACCTTTTGCATACACGTATATATCTCCCCAATCAGGTTGATTAGTAACTCTACAATTAGAGCGCAGAGAGTTAGAAACATATTTACAAGAGATACCCTCATCATCATAATGTAAAGTAATAATATCTGGATCTTCATTATAGTGACTAAAGTCAATATGTTCAACGTCTACCAACTCTTCTAGTTGAGTCCAGCTACCTGCCATCGGTTTAGCATAACCAGCATCTTCGCTAATATGTAAAGCTACATGTAGATCTGAATGATCCTCACAACCAAGAATCTCATACATATCATTCCATACAGTTTCTTCAATATTCATGATAGCAGCTGTTACAGTAGACCCCATCTTAGCCATATTAAAAGAGTTCAAATATAGCTTAGCAGACTTCGACTCTACAATATTTTCTGAATGAGAAGAATATGACCAACGAAGCCACCCTGAGATAGGAAACCCATTATCTAACAAACAACTAAACTCATAAGAGTTCCAAGTATCGATACCGTGAAATTCATTACCTGCTAAGTCATACTGAGTTCGATTGAGATAACGAGGAATACCAACGAGTAGACTTTTATCTACTTCATCAGGAGTCTCATAACGCATCATAGTTTTACCGTCAGAAGTCTTACCTAAGACTTTACTAGCAATCTGTTCAATTTCATCCATCTTTAGCTCTTTCCTCTTCAATAGCTTCTTTAGCAAACGTTAGAAACGTAATAGCTTTATTAATATCTAACAACACATCATCTTTCTGACCTAAACGCCAGAGATACTTAAACGCTTGATAGCGATTATAATCAGTATACGGATCATTCTGATGCTCTTCACATAGCTGCTTAATAACCTTAATACATTCTACATGACCTTCTTTCTGACTATAATGATTAGGTCTCGGATCATCAACCTCTTCTACTTCACCTTTAAACAGTTTCAACAAATCTCTCCTTTAAAAACTCAATCCACAGCGATATAGATAAACTACGTAGCGCATTACTAAGAGTAGTAATAGTATCTTGTTCCATTATCTTAAGAGTATTATATAATATAATCTCTCCAGAGTCAACTTCTTCTGTCACTTTATGAATAATAGTTCCTGTAGATGGTAGTTTAAGATCCAAAGCTTTCTGCTGAGGATCTTTACCTTTCAGTTCAGGGTACTTAACAATATCACCAGGATGACCATTATAAACTTCACAGTTAATCTCAGGAAGAATACGAAGATAGCCATGAAGGGTTACACAGGGAGTAGTACCTCGTAAACCTTGAAACATAGAGATATTACTCTCTATTTCTTTCTTCATATCCTTATGCTTAATAATTGATACTGCAGAATGCCTCTGCAGATCTCGATGCCAAGTTTTTTTATCTTTATTATCTGTAAAGATATAATCAGGCCATCTACCTAGATGACGAGCAATTGATACTATTTCGGAGCCAGATTGACTAAAGAGAGCAAACCACATATATTATCCATTACAAAATTTTCGGAACATTTTTATATTATATTCGATATCATTCCATTTATCAACTACATTCTCATCAATAAGAGTAAATAATTTAACTGACTCTTTATTATTTAAACCATATGGACTATAGATAATATTCTTCATACCATGAATGACAGGATTAGAACTATCCATGGAATCAATCCATTTATGATCTTTATACTCAGTAAACTCTTGAGGTAATCCGCAACCTAATAAATGATGAGGCTTAGAAGTATCTATAACATCATCTCTTAACATATCATGAATAACTTTTTGACGACCTTTCATCATACGATAATATTTATTACCTAGAGGAGGCTGCATAGTTTGAAAGAACGGATGATTAAACGATAAAGCAATCTTGTCTACGAGGGGGTTGTTAGCATGATGAGTATAACAAGTAACAAGCTCATCATAAGTACTCCCTTGAGCGACAGCAATAACCTTACCAGGAAGCCCAGCATATGTAGAAATAAAACGATCAAAGCTATCAATAGTAGCGCTTGCATTATCGAGTACGTCAGGGACGATATACCAATCTGGCTCGAGCTTAACAATCCAATCAGCGTATACATCTCCATCAAAAGCTGTTCCCAGCTCGAAGATAGAGTTATCGAGGAGGACTTCTCTTCCATCTTTTTTAGCCTTTACAAATGTATTATAATACTCTTCGTTCTCCTCAAATAGATGAACTAGTGCGTAATCATAATCGGTTAATACTTGTACCCTGTTAAAGATACTTAGCGGTGCTTCATGTGCTATTTTCATTGCAACTCCGTAATAAAAGATTCAGACTTATGTACCCAGATAACTTCATCTCCATGCTTAGTAAGTTTAGAGCGATTTCTATTCTTATCTACATACTCAATCATATCTGATACATTATAGCTATAAATCTTCTTATTGTCAAGATCTACACCATATATTTTTTTAGCTTTAGTAGTAAAAAGCCAACCAGGACCAACTTTCTTTTTATTATTAAGATATAGCTCAACTGCTAATCGATCCATATAAATGTTAGTCTTAACATCTATAGCTTCATTTTCTATAATACAATCNATCTTATCGATAACCTGACTCTTATAGTCATTCTTATCTTCCCAAGAAAGATTATTTTTCTTACAATAAAGTTCTACTAGCTTTTCGCCAGCATCTCCTTTAGCGCCAGACAGTCCATGCCTACCGGCAGAATTAGCATACCAAGTCATTATGCAGCTTCCAATATTCGATTTAAAGCGCCCTTAATTGTTAATCTTTTATCATTCTTATGATAAAAAGCTTCTCTCCATTTAGTAGTATGAATACATGCATACATTGAACGAAATTGAGGTTTCTTAGCATTAGATACAGGCTTAATAACTAGTAAACGTTCTAAGTTTTCATCTGCTGCATACTTATCAAACAGCTCTGGAGTAGTAAAGTTAGTATCAACTTTCTTAAGCTCTGTAGTATTACTATCTGTTATTATATCGAAACTCTCTTGATTGTCAATACCAAAAGTGGATAATGAGTCATAAAAACAGAAGAAAAATTCTCCAGGTCCTGCTTGAACAGAGCCTGGTTTATAATTCATAAGTGAATATTCCGTAATATAATAAAGAGGATGAGAAGTAATTTCATTACTAATTAGACTTTCTACATTACACAGTCTACCAGTTACATCAATATTAGTAATAGTATGTTCTTGAACTATATCTAAAAACTCGATAATATTTTTAGTACTTAAGTCATGCTCGAAAGCAGCACCACAGAAGATACCAGTTAATTCACGAACAAACCATACATAGTCTTGGCTTTTTTTAGGATTGCAAAGACCGTCACGTGTTTGTAAAAATAGATCAATACGTTGATAAACAGTACCATAATTAACACTACTCATTAGATATACTCCACACAACCGTCTTCAAAGATAAGATCGATTTCTTCATTAGTTAATTGACCAGATACAACTTCTACTTCGCAAAGAGTATCACCATAATCAAAGTACTGATCTACAGAGGCAACGATTTCACCTTCTTTGATAACATCAAAGCGAGCTATATTTTCTTCGATATCGCGGTTAAATGATAATTGCATAACTATTTTCCTTCATTTGATATAATAGTTATATACTCTTTTTGAACTAAGTGCAACTAAAAAAGGGCTCGAAAGCCCCTTTTTTATCGTGGTGCAAACTCCTGTTGTAATTTAACGTTATCGAAGAACTCTTTCTTAACATCAGAGTTATGAAACTCTCCTCTGAGTACTGTTGTTTGAGTTAAAGAGCTATGAGCTCCTATACCTCGATTCTCACAACAACCATGAGTAGCTTGAATATAAACTGCTACGTTGTCAGAGTCAGTTGCTTTCTGAATCTCTCGTACAATATCATTGCATAACTCTTCTTGTAGAGTCCCTCTACGTGCACACCATTGAGCAATACGAGTATACTTAGAAAGACCGATTACCTTCTCTCCTGGTATAATACCAATATAAGCTACTCCTGTTACTGGCTGATGATGATGAGAGCACATAGACTTTAACTCACTACGTACAACTAACATACCATCATATCGATCCTGACCTGAGTTAGGAAAAGCAGTTGCTTTAGGTGCTGGATCATAACGACCAGCCATAATTTCGTTGATATACATTTTAGCTAATCTACGACCTGTATCCATAGAGTTAGGATCGTTTGCACGATCAATAATAAGACTATCTAATACTGCCTCAAACTTTTCAGTTGCTTCGTCTATAAGGAGGTCTGTATCTCCTTCTTCTAATACGGAAGAGATATTATCTCCTGCCCAGTAGCGAATTCCAGCTGCATCGATTCTGTCTTTAATTATATCTGATATTTTCATATTTTTATCCTAGTTTTTGAGGAAGGCCTCGTTATTATATTATATTATAAGATAGAAAGTCAACTACTATCTGCAAAGTATGAAAAACTTCTTTTCTTATAATCGATTGGAAAGTTTTTTGATTTCATATATTCTCTAAAAGGTTGTTTGTAATCTAATCTTAGATCAGGGGCTAGACGAAAATACTCTTTATAAACTTCAGTAGTAAGTAAAGGGTATTGTACATCAATTTCAAACCAATCATAAGACATATGAGCTCGTTTTAGAAAACGAAATAAAAGAGTTATATCTCCTGTATATAGTTCATCAGTACCTAGACCTGAGAACATGAATGGACTAGTAATATATTTAGAGAGCATAAAATGAGCCAATCCAGCTCCTATCCCTGTACCTTCTCCTTTCTTGTATCCTATAGATTCCATCTCATTATAAATTTGTTCTAATTTATCTTTAGGTTGAGGTTTAACTGTAAATGTATCTTTATCTACTAGTTGTATTCTTTTGTTTAAAATAGGTATATCTTCATTGGCTTGAAAACATACTAACTTAAAGTCTAAATTTTGAGACCACAAAGAAGCAGCTATTACTCCACTATCCGTCCCGCTGCCCATACTAAGCACAGGTATAGCTTTCTTTGGATAAAGGTTTAAAACTGATTGATCTATAGCATCAAAAAAGTCTTTATGTGCCAATAGCGTTTCCAAATAGATAGACATGCATACGACCAGAGACGTTATATCCTCGTTCAAATGCCATACGAGCTACATCACCTGCAGTAGCATGCTGCTCCTCTTCTCTTGCCCCTGTAGGCATAATCCATACAGGATAATCTACACCTGCTTCTCTAAATAAATTAACTACTTCATCAAGCTCTTGCCATTCTTCTTCTGTCTGACCTACAACAAACTTTAACTGGCCGTTGTTAGACACATCATAATATTCCTTTACAACATCAGGCTTGATAGCCTTCTCTCTCTTTTCACCTGCTACAGTCCATAGCTTAGGAGATACAGAGAAGAAAGCTTCAGGTTTAAATAGAGGAGAGTCTACAACATCTTTAAAGTCATTAGATAGCTTCTGGGTTCCATTAGTTTCCCAAGTAACTGATGCAGGTAGATTATCCGAACTATAGAAATGAGTATCTCTCATAGGACCGCCTGGTGCATCTCTTAATGTATTATAAATGTCAATAAAAGCATTTTGGGCATGCTTCATTAACGGTTCACCACCTGTAATGCATAGATGATTATGTTGTAGAGATAGCGGATGTCGAAACCAACCTTCTGGGTTATGTTCATTCTTCATACAATCTGTAAGCTTCAGAGCTAACTCTGCTCCTGTAGCTTGACCCATAAGATGCTTAAACTTTTTAGACCAAGTATAAGAAGAATCACAACCTTTAGACCATACAGGTAAATCCTCTACTCTATTAACTGAGTGAGCATCGAAGTCAGCATATGGTAATTCGTAGGTCTCAGGTTTAGTAGGATGAGTCTGACCAAAGCCATCACATTGTAGATTACATAAAAAGAATCTAATCCAAGCAGTTGGTACACCTGTATAGTGTCCTTCACCCTGAATAGAATGGAATATTTCAGAGTATGTATATTTCTTTTCAGTCATTACTTATTTCCTCGTCAGCATAGTCATATTTTAGTTTTGGTTGCTCATCCCTACATTGTTCTGAGCAATACCATATGTCACCAAAGCTAGAAACACCACAAAATGTATCGCGAGCCTTAAAGTCTCCACTTTTTAATTTTATAAAGGACAATTTATGCCCTTTGCATCTAGGCATAATATAATGCTGAATTAGCTCCGTGTTCAGCACATTCTACTTCAGTAACCCAACAACGACCGTCTGTCATTTCATCTACAATCAACTGAGCTTTATTCCAAGCATGCTCAGCAAACTTTTCAACCCCAACTCCATCTAGTATCGTTAATTCTGCTAGACCTGCGTTCTCTAGTTCAGCAAATTTATAGAGCATTGGATCTTGTCTATCAAGCACAACTTTATGATCAAATGTTTCTTCAAGCCATTTTTTAAGAGGCTTGAGTCCTCCAAAATCTACTACCCAGTTACGTTCATCTAATTCTTTACATCCAAAGGTAAACTTAAATGCTAGACTGTAGCCATGCAAGAACCTACAATGAGAATGATTTGCATGTGGTTGACGAAAGCAAGCGCTTAACCCAATATTATGTCCATAACGCTTTGTACTATAATAAGCCATACTGTATATTTTTTCCTTCTAATTTTTTAATTCCTAAAGCCCAGTTCTCTGCTGCATCTTCTACATAGCGTATAGCTTTGTTAGGAAAATCTTCTTCAAAGAACTTACTATCATTATCGTCGAAATATTTAATAAAGGCAAGCTCTTCTTTGAAGTCCATCCATACTTCTGCATATCCTTCTCCGTGATCTGAGTAGTATGTAGATATTTTCCTTTGACGTCCGTGCATATTAGTCCTCCGATTCTATTTCTTCGATAAGTAAATCTTTCATTTCTAATATTTGATCTTTCATATCAAGTCTATCCCACCATCTAAATAGTACACACATAGTAATACGATTTTCACCAGCATATGCTGAATGCCAGCAATGGTCTTTATCTTCTTTTCCAAAGTGATGATGATGTACTCTCCAACCGGGTTGATCTTCAGTAACTATTATATCTTTCTTAGTTTGATCGTAATACTGAAAATATCCATTACCAGTTGTTGAGTGAGTAAAGATAAACTGATGACCTGAATTGTTGGCATTATTATGCCAACCTACAAATCCTCCAGGAGGGTAAAATAAAAAGACAGCATCTGATGTAGCGCCTAACTCATTTACAAAATCGTGTTGGCCATACTCTTTTACTTCTTTAAGCTTAGAACAATCTTTCATTCCATGCTCTACTGGAAACGAGCGATGCTCTACTGGAAAGCCTTTATGATTAAAATCATTCATATGTTTATAAAGATAATCTTCTCCAAGATATTCTTGTAGTTTGTCTTCATCAAAACCTTTATGATAAATAAGTTTTGACTTTACATATTCACTATCCATAGCTTTAGAAGAGTAAACAGTATCTTTTACATAATCTAGTTTCTTTATAATTTCTTTATTACGTAAAACTAACTCTGTCATTACATCTCTTCGATCTTAGGGTAAATAAGAGCAATAGCTTTTGCTATCTCCCTCGCCAGTTCAATATGTTCTTTCTGGGTTCCATGTGCCGAACGTAACTCAACATAATGTATCCAGGAGCGAACAGTACCATTAACATAGAGTTTAGTAGACGTATTACCTTCTGGTAATACCGCTCTTGCTTGTTCTTTTGCGATTCCATTTTCGATTGCCCATTCGTATGCTTTCATTGCAGCGCTCCAAACGTTACGCTGATGTTGTTCCCAATTAATGTGCAAATTAGTATCATCAGTAATAATACTATTCTGACGGTTTTTAGTATCTTGTAATCTAGCTTTACGGATAACTAGAGAGTCATCTAAATCACGAACATCTGCATATCGCTGACTAAACTCTTGAAAAGAGAAAGACCTATGTCTTAATAACTGTCTTGCGATGTCACGAGTTGTTTCAATTTCAAAGCATGCTGAAGCCATTTCGAATGGCGACCAGTGTTTGTGTTTGATAAGGTAGTCGAGTAATTTGGCCGTTGTCTTGGTGTTAGCTTGGTTCGATGGATTGGAGACACGGGCGCAATAAGCGATGAGGTCTTGGATGTTTTCAAGGCCCATGATGCCCGGTTCTCCGGAATGAACATGACGAACGGGCTGGCTATATGATATGAGACGCGCATACATTATCCTTGGCCTCGCGACTTTTTATAAGATCGCTTTTTATGTTTATTCATAGAAGACATTTTAACATTACGTTTACCAATACTTGTTTTTTTATTATTACGAATTACAGCCATTTATTACTCCATTTTAAAATCTTTAAATCGTTCATTAACTTGAGACTTGTCAAATGCTGGAGTATCATCTACTACTCCTTCTTCTGCATTATCAGCATCAAATAGTCTCATCTTAGATCTATCTATACCTAATACAAATCGTTTATGCTTACTAGGATCATTATAACGGTTTTTCAATTGCTTTACCATTACTTGACCTAAACTTTCTAATTCTTCTGATGATATAAGTGCGAACATGAGGTCTGCGGTAGCGGGTAATCCAAAAGACTCGCTCGTGTCCTCAAGCCCAGGATCCGACGAAGTAAAACCAGAACGAGTCGTTTGTGTTGCAGATACGATCGGTACGTCAAACTCCACCGCAAGACCTCGTATCTCTTCAGCAATTGCTTTAATGTAGGAGTAT